GGAAAGCTAGACGCGACAGCCTACGCTTTGGCAGGCGGCGGTTGCTTGGGTGTGAGAGTGATACCAAAGCAAGTAAAGCCGATCATTACAAGGCGACCGGAGCCAAGGCCAGCATTTACGAATCAATTTCAACAACCATTTTTAGTAACTCAAAGGTAAACGGATGGAATTTCAAAACATTGAAGAAGCTTCTGACCTGGACATTGCGGCGGATGAATTGCTTTCGGCGTGGCAAAAGTACCGAGAGTTCATCAAGAGAAATTATCGAGACCGCTTGCATGGCGTCATGATTGTGAAACGGGGTCACGAAATGCTTCTGCATTCCGAATCAGAAAAATACACTGCGCAAATTATGGGGTTGACGTTCGATCCTAAGTCGGATTCGTTTGGAGTTCACGATGCAAAGTATCTTGAGGACTAAAAGATGGCAAAAGCAGCAGACATGGAAATTGAAATTAAGCAATCAGAGCGAATTGCGTTGATTGATTCGGCGGTGTGGCTGGTCGGGATCTTTTCCGGCAGGGCAGCAACGATCAGCGGCGAACCAAGCATGACGAAAAGCGAGTTAGAGTTTTACCAATCAGCACTTGCGTTTTTGCAATACCAGTACGAATCGGAACGAATATTTCTGCACCACAAGGAGCCAAAGTAATGAGCAAGACGGCAACGCTACCAAAGATTCAGCTACCTAGTGTGTCATGGGGCAACCAACAGGACATCATCGGAGACATGAAGAAATTGAACGAAAGCATGATGCCAAAAATGCAAACCGTATTGGCAACCGTCAATTCAGTTGCAATCGAGATCCCGATTGTAACAACGTGGGCCGGTTACGCTCCTCAGGCATTGAATGTGCGACTAGGTTCAGGCAGACGGGCCAACGCTTTGAAGTCGATCGTTGAGGGCTTTCGCGCATCATCGGAAAACAACTTCGGCAACCGAGATGCGAACGGTCAAGACTGGTTGCGAGATTTGCTTGACAAAGTAGCCGATGCGATTGAGGGAAAGGGGTAAATAAAAATTCTACTGTGCTGGCTTGACACGGTAGTACCAGTTGCTAGGATTGATCTTGCACAAGTTACCGAACCGAATAAATCGATACAAACCCCAACGGTAGATTCTAGCGGCATCGTCGCGGGTATCTTGTGCATCCGTTGGGGTTTTTTTACAAGGTCCGATATGCACACGGCAAAATGTAAGCTAGTTTCGCGCAGCCCCTATTCTCAGTCGAAGTACATTCAAGAGAAGAAAACACGAGACGAAACACACAGCGATTTCGAGAAACGATCGTGGCACATGCGATGCCACTACAACGCGGCTGGGAATGTTTTTATTCCTCCCATGAGTTTCAAGAACTGCTTATCTGAGGCAGCAAAGTACAAGTCGATTCAAATTCCAGGCAAAGGGAAATCGACTTACACGAAGCACTTTGAAGCGGGTGTTTTGGTGACAGAACCGCTAGTGCTTCCGGTTACAAAAGACACCATCCAAAGCGAATGGCTACACGTTCCAAGCGATGGGAGACGGGGTGGGACAACTAGGGTCGAAAAATGCTTTCCGCTTATTCAAGAGTGGTCGGGCGTTGTGGAGTTCCTGATTCTCGACGACCTTATCACGCAAGAAGTTTTCCTTGAGCATTTGAACGATGCTGGTTCTTACATTGGCATCGGTCGATTCCGTCCACGCAATAACGGGTTTTACGGTCGGTTCTCTTGTGAATCGATCGTTTGGAAATAACTCGGCAGGGCTTGGCGGGGCCTGGCTCGGCGTGGCTCGGCAGGGCACGGCTCGGCATGACAAGGCAAGGATTTTATTTTTACGTTTGAAACAGCATGGCCGGTTCGGTCTAGTCCAGTTGGGGCCGGGCACGGCGTGGCCAGGCTTCGCAAGACAAGGCAAGGATTTTAATTTTTACGGAGTTCAAAATGTTACACGAGAAATCAGCAGATACAAAGATACTGGAAAACGTCCTCAAGGAAGCGAATGTTGGCGATACGATCACCTACGCAGATTTGAGCAAAGCTATTGGGCGAGACGTTCGCACCCATGCGCAAGGAGCGTTAAACACGGCACGAAAAACTATGCTTGCCAATGGCATGGTTTTCGGCACGGAAAGAACGGTTGGACTCACTAGGATGAATGATGTTCAAATCGTTGAGTCTATCGAATCAGATCGCTTGCGAGTCCAAAGAATTGGAAAGCGATCGATAACGAAACTTGGCAAAGTCAAGTTCGAATCGCTGAGCAACGATCAGAAACGAAAGCACACAACGATGGCGGCTCAGATGGGCGCCATAACCATGTTCGCGGCTAAGTCGTCAACGAACAAGATCGAAAGCAACGTCAAGGCTAATTCAGAAACATTGGCGATAGGCGAAACTCTATCGCTGTTTACGAAATAGTATGGCGCGGCGAGTTGCGGCAAGGCGGAGCCGGGCTAGTCGCGGCTGGGCTTGACGCGGCGCGGCTTGGCAAGGTAATGCAAGGTAGGCAGGGCAGGAAACTATCCTGCCCTTTTTTATTTTCACGCAACAAAGTAATATTGTTGCAAGTCGATAGATGCTAGTTTCCAACCGTACCATGTTCATCATGGCGGCAACTATCGACCAAGTAATCGACGCACTTCTCGACAACGCGGACTTCGAAGCGGTTAATTCCGTTTCCAAGGCTAACGCGTTTGTCACGGCTGCGGTGCGCTATTTTATCCTGGTCCCTTCATCGCAATCGGACCAAGGCTCTTCGATGGCAATCTCGCCAGCGACAATCGAAAACTTGCTAACGCGTGCAAGGCTCTTTGTAGCGGCCAATCGGACTCCATCAGGCAGTGTTAGGTTTCTAGGCGTTGGGGGGTCATTTCGCTAATGGCCAAAAAGAAAGCGACCCTCCAATCAGCGTTCGATTCAATCCGCGCTGACTACGACATGAGTAAGGCAAGTCGGTTCGTTCGTCGCAGAACGGGCGTTGCAGCTCAGGGTAGCGGAGCCGATTACCACTATCGAACTGCAACGAAATACTATCAAGACATTGAGCAAGCTCGCGACATGGACCGCAACGACGCGTTGATCGGAACCATTGCTGATAGGCGCGTTGACAACATCGTTCAACAGGGTTTCAAGCTAGATCCCAAGACGGGCGACAAAGGGCTAGACCTTGAGTTGTGGGAACGATGGATGGCGTTTTCGACCAATCCCGATGAGTGCGACATAGCGGGTGAATTGACTTGGAACGAGATCGAACGTCATTGCTCGCGTGCCGAATCGATCGACGGGGATATCGTCGTTACGGGAACGGAAGAAGGTTCGTTTCAAGTCCTTGAAGCTCATACGATTCAAACGAAAACCAAAGTCGAGGACACGTTTCTTGGTGTGACTACCGACAAGTTTGGCAAGCGGTTGAAGTATCACGTACTCCAAGAAAAGGACGAATTTGGAACCAAGGAAGAAGCGAACGAAATCGACGTTCGAGATTCAAACAATCGCCGGCAAGTCTTTCACGTCTACAACCCCAAGAGAGTTTTTCAGACTCGTGGCGTAACGCAAATTGCTCCAGTGTTTAGCTACGCAGGAATGCTTGAGGACATCAATTTCGCCAAGCTAGTTCAGCAGCAAGTCGTTAGCTGTTTTGCCATCTTTCGCAAGATGGGCCTAGCTACTAGCGGTGGAATGCCAACTACGGGTTACGGCGAATCGAGCCAAGAAACAACGCCAGCGGGAACGCGACAAATCGACGGCATAAGTCCAGGCATGGAGATTGTCGGACTGCCAGGGGAGGAGCTACAAGGCTTCTCTCCCAACGTGCCGAACAGTGAATACTTTCAACAAGTCCGACTCATCCTCCAAGTAATTGGCGTCAACTTTGGATTGCCTCTTTGCCTCGTTTTGATGGATGGCAGCGAGACGAATTTCAGCGGGTGGCGTGGCGCGGTTGACGAGGCTCGCAAGGGGTTTGTTGCCGATCAGCTCAACCTAGTTCGACGATTGCATAAGCCAGCCTATGAATGGTGGTTGTCAAGACAGCTTGAAGAGGACAAGGCGATCAAGAATTGGGCCGACAAGCCAAAGATTAAAATTTACGGGCACAATTGGAACTTGCCAACTTGGAGCTATATCGAGCCGGTTGCAGATGCGGAAGGCGATGCAACGCAACTACGTAACGCACTGACAAGCCCCAGGAGGCTGCACAGTGCACGCGGTGGCGATTGGGAAGAGACAGCAGACGAAATCATCGATGACAACATGTACGCGATTGAGAACGCAGCCAAGCGGGCTAGTGAGTTCAACGCGGCTAACCCTACTAGCCCGCCACTTAATTGGCGTGACTTGATTCCGTTGGTTATGCCAGCCGGTCAGACGATTGCACTCCAAGATCCGGAGGCAATTGCAGTACAAGCCGAAGCGGCGGCGGGTAACTCGGAAACGGAAAAGGCTGGGGCCGAAATGCTGGGCGTCAAGCGGTCCGACTGGAAGAACCAACGCAAGGCAATTAACGACATTTTGCAAGAGATGGTTAAGGGGACGATCAGCGAACAGCGAGCTCGGCTTGACCTGGACGGCATGAACGTTCCTCCTGCCAAGATCGACGCGTACATCACGGACGCAAAAGATGGATCGGTAGACAATTTGGAGGCGATAACTGATGGTTAAAAAGATTGCGATATCAGGCGAGATTGGAACCGAGGACGGGCAAGTATCGGCTACGTGGTTTCGTTCGCAATTGCCAGCCAACGGGACAGACCCCATAGAAGTTTCGATACATTCCGAGGGCGGTAGCGTCATCGAAGGCTTCAGCATTTACGACGCAATCAAAGGCTATGCAGGGCCGAAAAAATGCGTTGTTGCATCGGCAGCGTTCTCGATTGCATCGTTTATCCCGATGGCGTTCGACGATGTTGAGATCACGCCAAACGGTTACCTGATGTTGCACAACCCATACGCAGCTTGCGAAGGTGACTCAGCCGAGTTTGCAAAAATGGCTGGCGTCTTGGATGGCATGAAGACGAACATGGTCGATGCCTACGCAATCAAGAGCGGAAAGAGTACCGACGAAATCAAGGCGATCCTAGACGCTGAAACATATCTCAACGCGTCAACAGCGCTAGCAAGCGGGTTCGTAAATCGAATTACGCCAAGCCCAGTTACGGGGCAAGTATTCGCCAAATCAAAATCAATGCCGCACATGGTTTTTGCATCGCTGTTTAGCGGTGGCCAGAGTGGCGATAACCGAGAACCGACAAAGGAAAAAACTATGTCCGAATCTCAAAAGCCGGTCGCCGCTACGGTAACAGAAATCAAGCGGAAGTTTCCAAAGGCCAAGTCCGATTTCATCATCAAGTGCATGGAGAAGGAAATGCCGATGGAGGAAGTTGCCGTTGCTGCAATGGATGAAACGATGGCAGAAAACGAAACGCTATCGGCTAAAGTCATGGCGATGGAAACCGAGTTGGCAGCACTCAAGGCTAAGGCTCTCGAAATTGAAGTTGAACCAAAGGAAGAGGAAGTGATGCCAGTTGCGAAAGCAAAGTCCGGCGTTACTCCGGTAGCCAAAGCAAAGCCAGGTAGCGGGCCAACTGCCAAAGCCAAGTGGAGCGATGCAGTTCAATCGCACGTTGCAAAGGGGCTACCTAGATCCAAAGCAATTTTTACCGTTGAACGGGAGTTTCCTGGTCTGCGTGACCAGATGATTTCCGAAGTTAACAGCTAACCAACAACAACAAAGAAAGAAAGAGAAATCATGTCTCAGTATGTAGACGGAAACACGAAAACATTCGTCGCCGATGAAGCGATTGCGATTCACTTACGAGTGAAGCTAGACAGCGATGGCCGAGTAACGATTGCGGGTCTTGCGGAAAAGGAAATCGGTACAGCCGTGACGCCTGCGTTTGCGGCTGGCGATCCAATCACGGTTCGGCTTAGATCGGCGTCAGGAACACACAAGATGGTTGCAATCGAAGCGTGTCCAATCGGTGCACTGCTCTATACCGAAACAGTCGGCAAGGTGCAAGACACGGCAGCGTCAACAGCGTTTCAGATCGGTACAGCACTAGAGGCTGCCGGGGCTGACGGCGATGTTATCGAAGTGCTTTACAACGCTCACGGCGATACTGCCGCAACGTAACAACCAACACACACCACAACAAAAAAGGAACCATAAACCATGCCAGTCGGAGCAACACCAAGCAGCACTCTATCAACTCTTAGGCCAGACCTTGCGGAGTTCATGGAGTTTGATCTCGAATCGGAAAGAAAGGGGTATGTCGCAACTCAAGTTTTGCCAGTCGTCGAAACTGGATTGCAGAGCGATAACCCTGGAAAAGTCCCGCTTGAATCGCTTTTGTTCAACGGTGACACGTCCAGAAACAGCGGAAGCGGATACAACCGTGGAAGCTACAAGTTTGAAACGTTTGCCTACTCGACACATGAAAACGGTTGGGAAGAACCAATCGATGAACGCGACGAAAAGCGATATCAAAACTTATTGCAAGTGGACATGATCGCAAACGCTCGCGCTCAAGGTGTGGTCGCAAGAAATCAAGAGCAGCGAGTAGCAGATCTCGTTTTTAACACAACCACTTGGACGGGTGCGAGCTTAACAACTGCGATCACTCACGAATGGGATGATGCCACAAACTGCGTTCCGGTTACAGACGTTGAAGCAGCGGTAAACAAGATTTATGACGGAAGCGGTCTTTGGGCTAACGCTCTTGTGATTAATCGAAAGGTGTTTCGAAACCTGAGAAACAGCAACCAAGTACGCGATCGAATCACATCCTCGGGGGCTGGCGATCCATCGAAGGCTAGGGATATCACTGTCGAAATGCTCAAAGCGGTTTTCGACTTGGACTACATCATCGTAGCCGGTGCATCGAAGAACACGGCCAACGAAGCCAAGACAGCTACGCCAGCTCAAATATGGTCCGGCGAGTATGCGATGGTTTGCCGTATCGCAACATCCGGCGATATGCGGGAGCCTTGCATCGGTCGTACTTTCCACTGGTCGGCAGATGGTTCAATCATCGGCGGGACGATTGAAGAGTATGAAGAAGTGCAAAGCCGATCGCGGATTCTGCGAGTGCGACACGATACCGATGAGGTGATTATGTACGCAGCGGCTGGTCACCTACTTTCGAACATCACTACCTAATCGATGTCAACGCGATTTGCACAGATATTCAAAAGAACTGGGGCTAGGAATTTACTAGCCCAGTTCGGAGAGTCCGAGGGGATTGTCTACTACCCGCGTGGTAGCGGTTCGCCTCGCTCGATATCTGCGATCGTGACCAGAAACAATCCCGACATCATTAGCGAGGTCGGCGATGTGATTTCGCAGTACCTTTTTGTTCGCGTACTCAACGATGAAACAAGCGGCATTTCGGCGACTGAGATCGACAGCGGGATCGACATGGTTGACGTTGCATTGCGTACCGATGGTCATCGCGAACGGCGGCCAATCGTAAAGGTGACGGACACAAGCGGCGGTATGGTTCGTTTCATTGTTCGATAGGGTCACATGCCAACAGTCATCGAAAACATAGCGACGGAGATAGTAAGACGGTTGCAACGGATCACAATTGCAAACGGCTATACGTTCGACGTTGCCAATGTCCAAAGGGCTGACAGGCTTGGAACTTCAATTGTCCTTGAGAATTATTTGGTGCTAGTTGTGCAGCAAGATTCGCAACCAAACGAAGATTTGAGCCATCCAGGAAACCCGCCTGCGATTGCCTTTGATGCGACATTTAACATTCATTGTTTTGTCCGTGAAAGCGATCGAGAGGAAAGCGTAATGTCAACCACTGCAAACGAGATGGCAGGGCAGGTGATGAAAGCGATCACAAACGAAACAATTGCTCCTAACAAATGGTGGCAGATGGCGGGCAATACGATCACTTCTGAGTTTGGCACAATCGGGCCGTACAGCGAAAGCGATGGCGTCAATGCAGGCGTAACGCTTCCTTTGATTGTGTCGTACCGAATCAGCGAAACAGATCCCTATGAGGTGCGAGCGTGATAACGGCAACAGTCAACAAAGCAGCTGTAAAAGCAAAGCTTGCCTATATCATTTCCGACATGGGAACAGCGGTTGCGATTGGCGTTAATTCGACGATGAAAAAAACTCGTAAGGAGTTGCGAAAAACCCTAGCAAAGCAGATGGATATCAAGATGCCTGCT